GCGTAGACCTCCGGCGGATTTTGCTTCTGAAACGCATCCATCATTCCGGCGATAGATGAATGCGAGGTGAGCCATTGATTCTGAAACGTGCCAAGGTCCTGCGCATATTGCGCTTGCTGGCCGAGCAGGGCGGTTACGCGCTGGAAGCCGCCGGTCGAAAAATCGATGCTGGGATTGATGCTCTTAGTCAGCATCACGATCTGCGCCGCCTCACGCGACCCCATGGTCCGAGCAAGGTCCAACGCCAAGCCAGCGCCGATTTTGTTGATTTCGGTGGCGCTGGCTGTGCCGTTGGCGACATCGGCGGGAACCGGCAAGCCGAGACCCTGATAGGCATCGCTGAGCCACGCAATGCCCTTGGCGCGCAGATCGCCGGATGCGCCAGGTCGGAACTGCGCCGCGGCGGTTTGCAGGTCCAGCAGCTTGGCCTTAATCACCGGCGCCGCATTTGCCGCCGCGATGATCTGCCCGGCCTGTTCGCCGTATTCCTCGCTGATGCCTTCCTGCTCCGGCGTCATATCCGGAGCACCCTCAACACCTGGCTGCGACGGCGCTGGTGCGCCTTGGCCGCTCCATGCCGCCAGCCGTTGCATTGCCGGCGCGACATAGGCTGTGTCGGGATTTGTCGGGTCTCCGGTGTTGTAGAACGCCAGCGCGCGCGCCGGATCGCCGCCGCTCTGCTGCCAACCTTTGGCGAAATAGCGGGCGGATGCGATCAAGTTGCCTTGCGGGGTGTTGAGGGTGGCCGGGTCGATGCCCATGCCTTGCGCTGTTGTCGGCTTTACCTGGCCGATGCCGATTTCTCCGGCTTTGCCTGGGCCGGCATTCGGATTCCACCCACTTTCATTCTGCACGGCACTCACCCACGCCGGAATCGCCGCTGCGGGCAAGCCAGCGGCAATCGCGGCCATCATCGCGGGCTGCTGCATTTGCGCGGGAATCGACGCGAACGCGCCGCCGAGCGGGCCCGTGGGTGATGCGCCGCCAGAGCCGCCGGTTACGCCGCCCGCCCCCGGCGCGCCACCATTCGCGGCCAAAAACTGCGCCTTGGTTCCGGTGTACGTGTGATATTGGCCATCCGGCCCCTTGGCGGTCCAGGTTTCAACTTTGTATGGCGCACCCGCCGCGTCTTTCGCCGCTTCTTCGGGTCCGGCGGTCTGCACATTGGCCGTGTCGGTGCCGAGCTGTCCGGAATAATTCAGCGCGGTCACGGCATCCGTCGCCCCCGGCGAAACCTGCACATTTCCGTCCTGGTCAACATAGGTGCCGCGCTGAGGGGTGTAATTCTGCAGATAGGTCAACCAGCCCTGCGCCGAGCGCGGATCATTGCCGACGGCCGCAAGCTGTGCATACCGCGCCGCCATCGCCGGGCTAATGATCGGATTTCCGCCGGCGTCCACCGGGTTCTGCACGCCGGGCTGCTGACCTGGTCCGACGGGATTTTGCACACCCGGCATCGTGCCGGCCGGTTGCGGGCCAGCCAATGAGCCAGGCACCGTTCCGCCGCCCATCATGCCGTACATCTGCTTGAGCATGTTGATCTGCAACGGCACCTGTGCCGCCGATAGCTCGTTTTGCAGCTTGCCCGCCGTCGCCTGATTCTGCCCCTGCTGATAGGTATTCGCGTTATTCGCCCCGCCGGCCGCGGCGGCCGCGGCCTGGCCGAGGATTGCGCCGAACGGGATTTTGACCGGCGACGGCATCGCACCCTGGCCGAGCGCGCCAGCCAGTGCCGCGAGGCTCTGGAAGTTCGGATTGGCGAAGATCGACGCGCCGGAATCGGCTGAAGGATCGCTCGGACCAAACAAGCCGGAGAGCAGGCCGGTCATCCAAGCCACCCAGCCAAGCCGCCGGCGACGGCGCCAATGGCGGTGCCGTAGCCTGGATCAATTTCGGTGCCCAAGGCAGCGCCGCCCGCAGCACCGCTTAAGCCGCTGGCAAGCGGGTTCTTGTAGTTCGGCGTGCTTGTCGCGGTGCTGCCGCCATAGCTGCCCTGGATGAAATTGTCGAACATCCCCAGCATGTTGTAGGGAAGGTTCTGATTATAGTTCCAGCGGTTCACATCGGCGGTGATGTTCTGCTGGTCCTGGTTTTGCAGCGCCGAGCCAAAATTCTGCGCGTTTTGCAGGTCGGTGCCTTGCGCGCTGTCGATCATCGGCGCGGTGAAATTCGCTTTTTCCATGTTCTGGATTTGGTCGTTGTAGTTCTGATAGCCGATGTTGGCGTTGGCGTTGGCGAGGCCCTGCGCCGAGGCTTGCGCGGCCAAGCCGCCGTTCAGGCCGCCGCCGGCGATGAACTGGCTCTGGATCGCGGGCAACGCAGCGGCATCGGCCTGTTGCTCCACCTGCTGCAACTGCGGATTCTGGTTGTTCAGGAAATACCCGCTGGAAATTGCTGCATTCGATCCGTTTGCAGCGATTAACGACGGATCACCGCCGTTCATCCCGTAATTGTATTGCGCGCCCAGGGCCGAGGTCTCCGGCTGGTTCATCTGGGCGACGGTGGACGTGGGATAATATTGAGGCGTGTCAGTGTTATAGAGGTACGCCGCCTGCGACATCATATCCGACAGATACGGCTGCTGGCCGGACCATGGCTGTGCCGTGGTGGTGCTGGTGGTGTTGCTGGGTGCTGAACTGCCCATTAGAGCCTCGCTTCGAGAAAAATATGGGTTTTTTCCAGGGTGCCGGCAAAGACGCGCTCCCATCCGGCGCGGCAGTGCAATTCGAACAGGGTGCAGCCTTGGCCACGCGCCCAGTCCATCAATTCCGTCATTGCCTTGCGCCATCTCTGCGGCGTGGTGCCGCCTTCAGTGGTGCCGATATTCATCTGGCAGGCCCGCCCGCCCGGATAATCAACCAGCCGCGTGACGGCGATGCCGATCACCTCGCCAGAAGCTTCGGCTACCCAAATCTGCTGCGTGCGCCGGATGCAATTTTCAATCACATCCCACGCGGTGCAGCGGCCATTGGTCGTTTCGCAGGCCGGTGTGAGCAGGGGGAGCAGCCGGGGTGCCGCGGCAACCACCTCGAAGCTGTCCACCGGGCGGAGCAGTTTAGGTGCTACCAATGCCCTGCCCCAAGCCGCTGATATGCTGTTGGAGCCAAGGCCACATCGCCGCCATGCCGGTGGGTGTCGCCTGACCGGGAAGCGTGCTGATGGCACCCCCGGCCTGGCTGCCGTTGTTCATGTTCGGCTGCGCGGCCGGCGCGCCGAATTGCGGGGGTCCCGCCGGTGTCTGGGCAGGTTGTGGCTGCTGCCTGGCTTTGATCGCCGCGGCGAGCTGGGCCGCTGCCTGCGGATTGTTGAAAAGCTGCTGCAACATCCCCCCGCCCTGTTGTTGCTGCTGAGCCTGTTGCATCTGCATCATCATCGCCGGGCTGGCCCCTTGCGGCATTCCGCCGGCACCTGGATTCTGCGGGGTGATGATGTTCTGCATCGGCGCCATTGAGGACGGCTGCTGCTGCGGGGTCATCGGCGAGACACCCTGCTGCTGCGCCATAAGCTGCTGCAAAATCTGCGGCGACATTCCCATGCTGAACATTGCTATGATCCCAAAAATGCGAAGTTGAAGATGCGGTCGGTGAAGGCGTTGCTGGCGTGGTGGATCGTCATCGAGCCGTTGGCGCAGGTCCAATACATCGAACCGCTGGCCAGATCGGCCGCCGCGTGGGCGGTGGTGGGGTGTGCCGCGGCGGTGGTGGTGATGCCGATCCGCGCGTCCGTCACGGTGGTGCTGGTGGAGGAGACGGCGAGCGTGACCACCAAGGTGTTGTTCAGCTTGCCCTGCAAGGCGTTGTTCACCGCCTGCGCAATCAGCCGGCGGTGAACATCTTCGGGTGATCTGCTGAGCGGAACCGGCTGGGTCATCGCCAGCCGCTCGCCACCGCGTCAACGTCAACGCCGTGTATGTGGTTGAAAACCTGCCCGGCGGCGGTGTTGATCTGAAATCGCATGAACCGGGCATCCGCACGCATTGGACACTCGCCCATCGCATTCGGCGCGGCCAAGGCCATTTGCACCGGAAGGTCAAATTCCCGGTTTCGGCCAAGCAGGGCGACAGAGGACGGCGCACCGTCAATCAGTGGGCGCACGGAGCGCAGAAACGAGCGCCGCCCCGGCGTCGGCTGGGCTTCCGTGGTGGTGACGGTCGCGGCAAGCGGCACGCCTTGCAGGGAGCCGAATTTATGGCTCGTGTCGAACCCGCCGAATTGCAGTGAGCCGCCGAAAAACAAAGAGCTGTCCAAGCTAACCGGCATGGTGTCGATGTTGGTGTAGCCGAACAATGTGCCGAGCGAATCCAGGCCGGCGCCGAGTGTCAAGGTGCGGATCACGGTGTCGAAAGGCAGGAAGGCGAGAGACCAGTTGCCGAAAACCGTGTGATAAATCAGGCACGCGTCGTTTTGACCGGCCGGCGCTGACGACGTGGGGAATGACCAGATAATGCACTTGCCGGCAATGTTGGCTGCGCCGTTCATCTGGGATTGGTAGCCGCTGCTCGCATTCCGGAAAAACCAGTTATCAACCTTGTTCACCCCGATGGGTGAGGAATTCGCGCCGTCGAACATATAGAATCCGTCGACGCCCAGATAATAAACCACCGCGCCGTAGCGCACGATGGAGGCGGGCGCCGCACAGCCCTTCGCCCCTTCCGCCGGCGTGAAATTAAACACCGTCGGGGGTCCGGCATATTGCGCGGTCCAAACGCCGCGCTGAAAGAAAATCGCCGCGTCCGCATTGCCGATATTGCCGACGACGCCGGTGATCGCACCCATATCGCCCACCAGGTCGACGTAGCTGCTCTGCACCTGTTGCGCCGCGTTGCTGCCCGGCGTTGGCCATGTCGTCGGATCGCCCGCGGCACTCCACCACACCCGCTGCGGCAAGCCAAGGCCGACCGGATCGTACGTGTTCGCCGCCATCAGGAACACTTTGACCATGTCCATGTAGCGGGCTTGCGGCGCGCCGGCGGAAAGCTGGGCAAACGTGCTGCTGGCGCCAAGCACATAGGATTGGATCGGCGCCTGAAAATTGGTGGCCATCACCCGGTTCTGGTACTGCGCGAAATTCCAGAACTGCGCCGGATCGGTGACAAAGACCTGGCCGGAGACATCGGCAAAAGATGATGCGCCGCCGATCAGGATATACAGCTTGCTGACAGTCCCGGCGAGCACGTAGGCGAGATTGGCGTCGTCCTCGTATGTCGCGGCACCCTGCACCCGCGCGTTCAACGCGGTGGCGATGACGTTCACCAGTGAAGGGCACGGCCCGTAGTCTTTCGGCGATGCCGGAATCACGTTGGTGGCCACCGTGCTGCCAGGATTGCCGAGGTCCGGCAGATCGGGCAGCCAGGGGCCGACGGGGATTATCACGCAGGATCGTCCGGCAGGATTTGTTCGCTCGCCAGACCTTCTTGCACCATCACCACCGCAAGGTGCCGATTCAGGGCATCTGCAACATAGGCCGGCAACATTGATCGGGAGAACGGCCCGTTTTCGGTAAAATAAGAGCTATGTGACGTGCCGCGCATATCCCACGAGACGATCGCAAAGCCGGCAAGGTCTTCGCCGTGCGTTTCGAGATTGGATCGAATGCAGGCGCCCAAAATTCGGCGCACCCGGCGGCCGCGTGCTTTGGCCGGCTTGATTTCATGTAGCGTGCCCATCAAAAATACCCCGAAACCCTGATGCGGCCGCCGGCCGCCACCCGCGTGCCGGTCTCGCCTTTCAAATTCGCCAGCGCCTCTTGTTCCGCCTGGTTCATCAGCGTGGCGTTATCGGGATCGCGCAGGACGTGGGTGAACAATTCTCGCTTGGCGCGGGCGCGGATCAGCGGTTCGGCATCCACCGTCCAGGCGTTGGTGTCGGATGGGTTGATGAGGGCTGTGAGCCGTTGCGTGCCGGTGAGATAGACTGGGTAGACCAGGTTCGGGATCGGGTACATGCGGATATTTTCGCCAACGAAGCACCAGTCGGTGGGCATCCCGGTCCAGGTAGTGCCGACGCTCATTTCTTCGATCTCGCGGGCCGTGCGCGGGGTGAGCTGCAATCGGTTGGTGTAGGCCAGAATGGAAATCTGATCTATCGACGGCATGGTGTAGATCAGCGAGCTATCGGCCGAGCCGTAAAATTCCTGACCGACGGCGGTTGACCACGATCCGTTGTCGCGCAGCTCGTTGAAATAGAACCGCTTGCGCTCGTAGAACTGGATCGCCGTGCCGATGGCGTTGACGATCTCCGCCGTCAGGTCGGTGCGCTGGAGTTCGTCGGCGATGCGGTTTTGCAGATCGGAATAAGTCGTCATTCGCGGCAAGCCTCAATGTGAAAATGCGCCCCGCGCTTTGCCAGCCAACGGCGGCAGTTTGGGCACTGCACCGGGTTTTTCGGCATCGTTTCAGTTTCGGGCTGGGGGGCGGCGATTGGCTGCTGTGTAACCATCGCCGCCTCTTGTGCCCGCTGGCGCAGCAATGCGCGGCGCCGGCAGGGGTTGTTCATTCCTCGCGGTATGTTGGCATGGTGTTGGGCGCCCGCGTGGATTTCGGTGTGCTGGCGCCTTCGTTCTTCACCTTTTTGGCGAAGCTTCCCGGACCGCGAGCCGAGACGGGCACGCTACCCGCCACGCCGCCGCTGCCGTGCTGCTCGGTGTGGAAAGGCGAGCCGCTCCACCCCTTTTTCATGCCGCCTGCTTTTCGTTTCATTTTGACTCTCCTTAAGGATCGGCTGAATAGTTGACGATGACGCGGATGTTCGCATTTGCCGGCACGGCGGCCGCGGCGGCCGTTTGCACAGTGATAAACAGCGGCGTGTTCACTGCGTAGCTGAAAAGCATTCCGCCGTTGATGTTGGGCACCGAGTAGCCGCCGACTTGGCCGATGGTGCTTTGGCTGAGAAACCGCGAGGCGTTCCCGGCGTCCCCGACGTTCAGCTTGATCGTCGGCGATCCGCTCGAATCGATTTTGTCGATGTCGAACGTCATGCCTGTGATCGTGCAGCCCGCCGGAACGGTGCAAAGCTGGAAGGTGTCGCCAACGGCCAGCGTCGGCAGGCCGGTGGTGCCGAAGGTGTAAACGCACCCCACCGCGACATCGCCGTCGTGGATGAACTTCGGCTGCACACCGGGCTGGGCTTTGTTGGTAAGATAAGCGGTCATTGCTCAGCCTCCTTAATGGCTTGCGGCGTAAGACGACGCCACGATGGTTCCGAAATCGGTGTTGTTGAACTGGGCTTTCTTCAACCCGAAAATCGTACCGGCCGAAACGCCAAGCTCATTTTCGTAGTCGAACAATTCTTCAACCCAGGTGAACTTCTCCGGCGAGTTATCGCGCCCAAATCCAAGCATCGCCGCCTGCGCGCCGCAGAACACATTGCGCGAAACGGTGGTGATGCCGGCGAAGGTTGAGGCGTTGTAGCCAGCCGAAACGCGGGCGTCCTCAAAAAGCAGAACGTTGTTATACATGCCCAAAGCACCGGTGAAGATCGGGTTGTCGGTAGTGACGCCGCCGGTCATCGCGGCTTTCTGGATGTCCAGGAACTGGCCGGTGTTGGTGTTGGTCCGCATGTCGGTGACGGCGTAGGGATGCAGGAACATCACGTAATATTCCTTGCCGTTCATTTTGAGCGGCCGGATCGCGGGCGTTAAGGTTTTTGCCCGTTCGACGCAGCGGTCGATCAGCGCAAGGGTGAAGGTGTTGGCGCTGGTCAAGTCGGTATCTAACACCGAGGTGGTGGAAAACGCGTTGAGATAATGGCCGGAATCCGGCGCCAAGGCCGCGTTGTTGCCGGTGTACAGAGTGCTGTTGGCAGCATAGGTGCCGTTCGGCAGCCGGATCGGCCCAAGGTTGCCGCAGATTTGGTTGAAAAAAGCGAGATCCATCCGGTCAGCCCACCAGTCGCGCAAGCCCGACAGGCTTTCATCCCGGATGTCGAATGGCACGCGCTGTTGCGACATGCGGCCGGACACGCGAACGGCGTGCCGAAGTTGGTTGATGACCACCGAGTCGCTGTAAGTGGTCAACGCCTCTTCGTTGCCTTCCAGCGTGCCATCGCCTTGCACACCGGCGCCGGAGAGCTGCATACGCAGTCCGTAGGTGATGGTGTCGCCGGCCGATTTCTGGGTTTCGTCTTTGATTTGGACAAGCGATGAAGATGTGGTGCCGACGAATTTGCCGAACATCGTTTCTTTCAAGGCTTCAACTGCGAGCTTCTTGGCCCACAGTTTGACGGTGAGCGCATTGTTCACCGCATAGCTGGTTTGTGCCATGGGAATCTCCTGATGAGGATGGGGTTTTGCGGCGGCGCTCGAAGCGCCGCTCTCCACTCACGCGGGAGAGATCGAAGCGGCCGTGACGTGGCCGCAGACGAAGAGGACTTTGGGCGCCTCAAGCCCTTGGGCACGTTATTGGGCGGTGATTTGGAAGGTCTCCGTCGCCGCCGTACCAATCGCCGCGTCCGTGCCGGTCACACTCACGTTGGTCGTGCCAGCAGCGGGCGGCGTGCCGGTGAAAACCCCGTTGGAAAACGAGAGCCAAGCGGGGAGCGGATTGCCATTCGCCAGCGTGGCCGTGTCTTCCAGGCCGCCGACGAAGCCGATGTTGGTCTGCGCGTTGTCCGAGGACCGCCGCACGGTCATGTCGTAGGCGGGAAGATACTGCCCGCCTGTGTCCTGGCGCACGCTGTAGCCTACGGCGGGATAGGAGGCTAGTTGGTCAAAGACGTAGGAGATGGAGGGATTAACAACCGGGCCTGCGCACGAACTAACGGGACCGCCGCAGCCGCCAACCGGACCGTAACCCGGCGGACCAACCGGGCCAGCAACGCCGCCGACTTGCGCGAACGCCAGCCATGGGAGGAGGCAGAAAAGAAGCGTGAGGCGTTTCACCAGCTAGTCACCTCGAAGGTTTGCCCGGTGGTGGCGCCGAGGATGTAGATTGTTTGATTCGACACTTGCCCCTCCGCCACGTTGCAGGTGTATGTCCCGTTGGGCTGGATGGGCGT